AAGGTGAAGAAAATTCAGAAGAAACAGAGAAAATTGCAAAGGAGAGCCTAAATAATTTTATGGCGACTAAATCAGTATTCGATAAACTTTATGATAAGGTGATGGTTAACGAGAATTTTCCTTTTGCAGACGAAGCAGCAGAAGATGATCTCGATGCACTTGGATTAGCAGATGCAGAAACAGATGCAGAAGCTGGAGATGGTGAAATTACAGTTACTTTAGATAAGGAAATGGCACAAGCTCTTTGCGATGTTCTTCAAGCAGCAATTGGTGATGAAGGAGAAGGTGAAGATGAAGACGCAGATCCAGAAGATGGTGAAGGTCACTACGGTGATGAAGAAATGGAAGAGTATGAAGAAGATGAAGAAGGTACTCCTACTGCAATGAATACTCACTATAATGATGGTAAGAACAACAAAGTAGGCAATCTTAAAGCTAAAGGAGCTGCTTCTGCAAAAGGAGCTTCTGGAAAAGTTGATCCGGGTTCATCAATGAACACTCATTATAACGACGGAAAGAACAATAAAGTCGGTAATCTTAAAGCTGGTCAAGGCGCTTTCGAATAAAGATTAACAAAGCTTAACAATAAAGTAAAGCCTGGAGGTACGCCTCCGGGCTTTTTTTAATAAATATATTTATGAAAAGCTTTAAAAAATTTTTTGAATATTATCAGGGAGAAGAGCTTTTAAAATTTAAAGTAGGTAATAAGGATCCTAACAGACTCGGCTTTGATAAAAAACATCTAACAACTCAAAATAAAGATTACAAGCATAAAAATCACCATGTTAGTAATCTGATGAAAGGGTCGGCGTCTCAAATAAAACTTATGGGGTTACCTCTTCAACATCTCCTCAAAGATTATGAAGTAGAATATATACCCGGACAAACAAAAAGCCTAGGAAATTCAAATATTGAGTGTAAAATGTATGAGGATGAAGAGGGTAATAGTTGCGGGATAATAACAAGAAAATAATATGTCAATCTGTAATGAAAATAGGTTAAATTGCACGCCAGAAGAAGTTCTTGCTGCTACAGCTATACCCAACTGCGGTAAGTTTGTTAACCCATCTAATTTACAAGCAGAGCAATTAGTATATGATCAAGCCTTTAATGATCTTATTAATAATTTTGGTTTGCCGGTAGATTATTATATTAATACTTTTAATTTATCAGCAGCAGATCTTCTATATGGAGAAGATACAACAAAGAAATTTCAAGGACCGTTATCAGGGATTCAAATGTATGTTGAACTAGATGATAGTGCTATTAGTTTAACAAAATTTGGTTTCGATGCTGGTGATGAATTTACAGCTTATGTGCATATAGATACTTTTACAACAGCAGCATCTGCATATTTTGATTATTCTTCTGTAGGTCAATCTATTGAACCTAAAGCTGGAGATATAATAGATTTAACGGTATTGGGTTGCGATAGACCCAATGATAGAGGATCTGTTCTTTATGAGATCACTGAAAGAATGGATCAAGATGTTACAGCACTTAACCCAGTCTTAGGACATTATGTTTATAGATTGAGAGGTAAGCGTTATGACTTCTCATTTGAAAATGGTTTATCTTCTGAAAAGGTAAACGAGCAGATATATGATAATTCATTTAGTGGTACGCTTTCAACAACATTAGTTGATCAACTAACTTCTGACGGTAAGACTTACCCTACTGAAGAAGATCCTTATGACATTGACGTAGTGTCGAAAGAGGATGTTTTTGATATGAGTACTAATAATACTGATATATACGGTGATTATTATTAATAGTTAGATAAATATGTATAATGGCTGACTCTTCAACATCTTCTGGTCAAAATAGATCATATGTAACAAATGATGGACGTGCTTCTACTTTCGGAAGAAGTTTGGTTCAATATATTCAGAATAGACTTCCATATGCTGGTGCTACAGAAGACGATTCTTTAAATCCAAAGTATAAGATATTTAAACAGACAGGGATGAGAAGGGCTGATGCCCTTGTTAAGACTTCTGTATCTTCTTCTAATCCATATAATTCCACCCCTATAGGTGACTTTGGAAAGGACACTTCTTTCGGCGATGTAATGTATGCTAACTTATCACCAGATAAGCCAGGTAGATTACGTGATTATAAAATAATGGCGGCCTACTCTGAAGTGTCAGATGCTTTGGATGAGATATGCGATGAAATCATTAATGTAGATGATAGTGGTGATGTTGCTAAACTAATGTATGATAATATTGATCTTTCAATTGATGAGAAGAGTGAGATTGATAAAGAGTTTAGTAAGTTTATAGAGTTTTTCGATCTTAAAAATAAAGGGTGGACGTTCTTTAGACAATTACTAGTAGAAGGTGAAGTATTCTTTGAATTAATAGTTCACGAAAACTATACAAATGAAGGTATATTGGGTGCTATTAATATACCAGGTGAGATAATTGACCCGGTATACAATAATATACAAAATATGCTAGTTAAAGGTTTTGTATATAAAAAGCCTATCTTTAGTGTTACTGATCCCTCTAAGGTGGAAAAGACAGAAATGATTCCTATGGAAGAGAATCAGATAGTATATGTTAACTCAGGTGTTTATAATGAGACAAAAAACTTCGTTACTCCTTTCTTGGAAAATGCTAGAAGGCCTTACCGTCAACTATCTCTTATTGAAGACGCTATAGTCATTTATAGATTGGTAAGAGCTCCAGAACGTCTCGTATTTAACGTAGATGTTGGTAATATGGCACCGCCTAAAGCAGAAGCATATTTAAGAAAGTTAATTCAGAACTACTGGGCAAGAAAGACATTTGATGTAGACCAGACTAGCGTGGTAAATAAGTTTAATCCGCAGTCAATGCTTGATGCATTTTGGTTTGCCAAGCGGCAAGGGTCTGAAGGTACATCCGTTACACAGCTACCCGGTGGCGCTAATTTAGGTGAGCTAGCTGATTTAATGTACTTTATTAAGAAGCTCTATAGGGCTCTTAAAGTACCATCTACAAGATTAGATCCTGCTGATCAAGCATCAGCTGACGGATCTACCATGTTAAGAGAGGAGCTTAAGTTTGCTAAATTTGTAGTTAGACAACAGCAAAGATTCGCTGCAGGGCTTAAGAGAGGCTTCTTTACTCATCTCAAGATGAGAGGTATTATTGATAAGTACGATATACAAGAAAATAATTTGGAAGTTATTTTTAACGTACCTACTAACTTCTACGAATTAAGAGAAAATCAAAAGCTAGAGCTTAAAGCTGCTAACTATAATAATTTAGCTTCTAACGAATATGTATCTGCAACCTACGCGCAGAAAAAATATCTTGGTTGGAAGGATAAGGATATTCTCGCTAACAGAGAGTTCTTGAGAAAGGATATGGAGCTTCAGTGGGAGTTAGCTCAAATACAAAACGCAGGACCGTCTTGGAAAGAGGCAGCTGCAGCAGAAAGTATTGCTAGCGCTGAACCAGGTGCTGGTGGCGAAGGTGGCGGTGTAGCTGCTGGTGATGTCGGAGGTGCTAGCGATGTTCCTGAGTTTGGTGGAGGAGAAGCTTCAGAAGCTGAACCCCCTGAAGCTGCTGAACCAGCTGAGCCTGCTGCAGAGGTTTAATTACCGTCATCGAAGATTAATACCATTCGCGGCCCCGTCTCGAGAATTTGTATTAAAGTACCACCAGATGGTACTGTAGCTGTCATAAATGTTGAAAGGTACTCTGCTGACATTAAACCGCCAGTTACGGGTGGAACTATTGTTGCTGAAAGGGCCATATCAATATTTAATAAAAAGCATATTTTTTTCTCCTATATTTTTATTTTTGTATGACTAAATAATGATATGGCTCTAGCGTGTGAAATTACCCCTCTTTCAGCTTTTTTATCTACAAATTTAAATAATAAAATTGAAACTTTTGATAGGCTGGGTGATAGAATTAAAAGATCGTTAGGTTACCCTTTAGTTTCTTTAGAAATTCATACTGATCAACTTAGGGAGAATATTCAAATCGCTGTTGAATATTTTACAAAATATGCAGGATATACTAGGGAGTATATGATATTTGATTCTAATTTATATGAACTGAATAAAGGTATTCGTTTAGATCTATTGTATACTTTAGCAAATACCGATTTAGATACTAATGCTAAGAAGATAGCTGGTACTAATCCACTTGGACCTAGTTCTGAGTTTTATATCGAAACACCTGAATCTATCTTTACAGCAACGTCGTCTATATTATCAGCATCATTTGCAGCATCCCCGACCCTGTCTTCAACATTTACAGAAGGTATAGACCAGTTTGAATTATTTGATAAGTCACTTTATAGTTCTATTACGTCGTTTAATAGCTCATTATCTTCTGCATTTAAAGAAAATAAAAGAAAAACATTATCATTAGAAGGTACAAATACAGACGCAACTACTTACCAAAATGTATATGATTACGATGTAATGGATTATAGAAAAGTTATATCTGTTACAGATTTTGAAGAAGGTTCATCTACAGGTATTAATACACTATTCACATTAGAACAAACATTAGCTCAACAAACTTACTTTAGCTACGCGTTAGGTAATTATGGTTTTGATTTAGTATCATGGTATACTCTTAAGGAATGGATGGATACAAGGGAGAAAGTACTTGCTTTAAGAAAGGATTTACAGTTTGATGAACGTACACAATATTTAAAGATGTACCCACAACCTAAAAAGGATAGGTTTTATGGTGTTATATCTTGTTATCTCGAAAGACCAATTAGAGATATTATTAAAGAGCAGTGGGTATATGAATATGCTTTAGCGTTAAGTATGATTACTATAGGAAGGG